ACACAAACACCATCAAATACTCCAACTCAAACGAACACAGCTACACCATCAATGACACCTACTCAGACGAATACTCCAACTGTATCTCCAACAACAACGAATACACCAACAGTATCCCCAACACCGAGTTCCACTCCTATTGTTACTGATTCTGATGCTATTGCTTACTTGAATGCTGTTGTGGGTGCTGGTGGATCAGTTAATCTAACACAATCAGCCGCTACCAATACTCTATTCGTATCATTGAAGAGTAATAGTCTTTATTCAAAGATTACAGCTATGTATCCGTTCTTAGGTGGAACAGCAGGAGCACATAAGTTTAATGCAATCAATCCTCTTGATACCAATGGTGCATACAGATTGACATTCAATGGTGGATGGACACATAACGCATCAGGAGCTACATCAAATGGTTCAACTGGTTATGCCGACACATTCTTATCAGGTGGAACTGTATCACCGATCAATAACCACTTATCTGTGTATATGTTGAATAACACAGTGTATACTGGCAGTGGTAAAAACTATATTGGAGTATCAACCCCTGGTGGAACATATTTCAGTATTGGTCAAGAAGGAACTCCACGATATTATTATGGAACAGAAACTGCTGGTATCACCTCAAGTGGAACACCACAACCACAAGGTTATAATTTGATTACAACCACAGCCACAACATTCCAAAACTTGTATAGAAATGGTGTTGTTGCTCAAACCAATAATGGAGCAACAACAGGAGCCACAACATCTTCTGTGATAATTGGAGCGTTAAATAACAGTGGAACAATAATTCAATATTATGACAACCAATATGCATTCGCAACAATTGGAACTGGTCTTGGATTTACAGAACAACAAACATTGTATAATATTATTCAAACTTATCAAACAAGTTTGGGACGAAATGTATAAGATATGAGTAAAGTAGGCGTTTTAACAATATGGGAAAGAGACAACTTATCAGGTAAGACTTATGCTGATAATTGTTATTATAATCCCGTTCAGGATCTCAATGGGAATTGGGTAATATCTGAAGAAGAAATAAATCAAACAACAGATCCAAATTATGCATGGGTGAGATCACTTCCAAGAATTGACTTCCAAAGTCAGGTATGGAATTTCCCCGTAGGTGATTAAAGGATCAATATATTATATTTATTAGTATGACCGAAGATAAAAAACCAAGTAATCCAATTGATGTATTTGAGTTTGCTGTAGCCAAAGTTCCAATCATTGAAGAGAACTTATTAATCAATACAAGAACGCCATGGGTCTTCTATGGTCCTTCAAATCTCGCACCTCAGGAACTTATTAGATTATTCAATTCAAGTCCCACCCATCGCGCAGCATTAAATTCAAAGTGGTTTGGCGTAAGAGGGGAATCCTTGAGTATCAAAGAAGGTGATAATACAAGATTACTGATGGCTAATCCTATGGGTGATAACATATATGATATATGGCAGAAAGCTTCTTTGGACTTCTTACTTTATGGTTGTATATCTTTGAACATTGTTTGGAGAAAAGATCGTGATGCTGGTTTTGATTTATATTATATGGACGCATCAAAACTAAGAGCTGGTAGAACAGACATGCATGATAGAATAAATGATTATTACTATTCTGCTGATTGGGTTAATCCGAAGAAGGCACCTTTCATTCCAAGAAGAATACCAGCATTTGATGTAAGAACAGAAGAGCCAAGTCAATGTTTCTACTATACTACACATAGCGTTGGTAATCAATACTATGCAACACCTACCTATTGGGGTGCTGCAACTGCCGTTTCTACAGAGGTGGAAATCTACAACTATTGGTATAACTCCATTTGTAATAACTTACAACCATCTTTATTCGTGAGTATCAATTCAGGTATTCCTGGTCCAGAAGAGCGTGAGGATATTTATAACACCTTGGTTTCCAAGTATTCATCAAGTAATAATCCATCAAAACTTCTACTAACCTTTGCAAATTCAAAGGAAGAAGCTCCTGAGGTTACAATGATTCAACCATCAGGAACAGATAAAATGTGGATTGAGATGGGATCAAGTGTTCAACAAGCGATCCTAACCGCCCATCAGATTTCCTCGGCGGAACTCTTGGGAATCTCCACTCCTGGTGCTCTATCCCAAAGAGATCATCTTGAAGCACAAGATCATTTTAATAACTTGGTGATTAAACCTTTACAGACTGAACTACTTTCCGTATTCAACAAGATCCTAACCCTTCGTGATGGTGTTAAAACAGAATTGGAAGTGGAACAATTTAACATGGTTACAATCCCTGATGCTGCTCCTGTTGAAACTATCAACGAAACAAGAACCGAAGATGTTGCAGTTGACAAGACTGAAGCTTTGGATATAAACAAAAGTGAAACTATAAATAACTAATCTAACTAATTATGTCTCAAGCAATTGTGCCTCAAAATATACTCCTCGTAAGTGAGAATAAGTTAAAAAACTTTACTGATATTGATCCCAATGTTACGAGTTCGGTTTTACTCCCGTTTATTAGCGTTGTGCAACAGACTCGTTTGGAATATATCATAGGTCGTCCTTATTATGTAGAATTACTTAATCAAGTTTCTGGTTCAAGTTTGACGGATATAAACAATAATTTCCTTCAATACTTCTGTCAACCCATGTTAATATGGGCTGGATATCGTGAAGCACTCCCCTCAATTTTTATGAGAATTAAAAACGCGGGTATCGTAACTTCTGCTGATCATACTGTCACAATGAAAGAGATGGAATGGATGTATGAAAGGGCAAATGATAGAGCACAATTCTTTGAACAAAGAATGATTGATGAGTTAATTTATAACTCAGGAAATTATCCAAGAGTATATCAATATAATTCAACAGAAGGGTTGTTTCCTCATCTCTCGGTCAACTACTTCAGCGGAATACAATTAACAAATGGTAATCGTAGAGGTATGTATGATAGAATACCCAATAACATGCCGATTTATTCAGACCCAACATATGCTTGTTGTGGATTATAATTATGAATGACAATTTAATATTACTCTTATCCAATATTCTTACAGCAGTTGCTTCATGGTTTGTGTCAAAGAAAAGACAACAAGCAGAAACTGACAATGCCATACTACGAAATATGGAGATTGTGATTAGCAGTTATAAGGTATTAATTGACGATTTGAAAGAAGAAATACATGGTTTGAACCTGAAGATACAAGAATTGGAGAAGAAAATAGACGAATTGCACGCCGAAAATAAAAGACTTAAAGCCAACTTATAACAATGCCAATTCCAAATCCAAGATCAGGAGAGACAGAACAAGAATTTATACCCCGTTGTGTAAGGTCAATAATTGACGAATATGACAGGGATCAAGCCTTGGGGATATGTTATTCCCAACTAAGACAGAAGATGTCTAAAATGAAAGATAATGAAGCCACAGAGGTATTCATCATCAAGCCTCGTAAGTCGGAGAACAGAGGAATGTATTTGAAGCGTTGTGCGTCAAATAAAAAAATGAGAGAACAATATCCGAACATGAAGGAAAGATCAATCTTCTGTTTAACAAGTTTCAATTCTTATTACAAGTATTGGAATCGTTTGGAGGATTTTGCTGAAGTTCCAAAGGATAGTGCTCTTGGATCTTGTATTGCAAAAGAAAAGGCTAGAGGAAAAGATTACAAGAAAGCATATGCCGCCTGTTCAACAAAGGTTGTTGCACCTAATACAACAATCGTTTTAGCTGAGGACCTGAATATATTTGGTTATAGACCAGATAACTTTGACATGTGTCCTGGTGCTGTGGAAACATTCAAACATCTGATTTCAATGGAGGTAAACGATGATACAGTTGGTATGATTCGTTCAGCTGCTATTGTTGCAGACAAGATATTTGAGATTGAAAAAGAGGTATTGGATAATGAATACACAAGTCCTGAGGATATGGAACAAGTTGTTAAATTGGTTCAGGATTTCAAGGATATAATTCATGAGGTTGATGAAGAGGTTGGAATGGTTCATGATGTGAGTTATATGGATGGTCACATTGAAAAGGTAAAAGAATATTTTGAGGACGACGAGAACCTACTCGTTGAACCAGTGAACTATTGATTCTACCAAGATAATATCATAGATTTGTTGAAGTTCTAAATGCTCCCACATTTTGACTTTGCTATTAACAGGAATCCTAAAAAAGTTCCTGTTTTTTTGTGCTAATATTTGGATATACCAACCTATACCCCTATTTTTGTAATCTAAAATCATCATTATGGCAACAAAATACGACACACAACCAGAGTATTGGAAAAGAAAACAAGATTTTGAAGAGTATAAACAGAAGATCATTACAAGAACTTCTTGTCTCAGTAATGCAATATCTGTATTGGGTATGATCGGGGTTGAAGTAACCTTTGAGAATATCCTACTTTATGCTCACAGATTACAGGCATATATTGAGACAGGTGATCTCAAAACAGAGAAACTTGATTCTTTTATCAACAACCTTAAAAATCAACAAAAATGAGTCAGACAAAACGCTTATACGAAGAAATGGAACTCAATGTATTAGACATTGATCTTGAGGACGAGGAGTATCAATTCCGTCAATGGATAGAAAAAGAATATGAAAAATATTTGGCTGAGAATCCAAATAGTCCTATCTTAGCTCCTCACAATTAAAAAAACAGACAATGACAACACAAAACATTATTTGGGCAGTATCTCAAATCTCAGTATGGATCAACGAAGAAGTAGGAACAACACAAGATAGTTTGATTGTGTGGTATTGTAAGAATGGGACTGAGGTTACATTGGATACAGAAGATAACACATTGCAGATCTGTGATTCAAAGTTGGATAACAAAACTTACTTTGCTCTTGCAGGTTTATGTAAATCATTGGAGGTTGAATTATTTGATACATACACAGAAAAAACAATCAAACCAAAGAAATAAATTTGGCTGGTAAATAATACCATCGTATCTTAGCATCTCAAACAAACACAATTACAATGAAACAGAAACTATTACAACAGATCAAAGACATCAACATTTATGATTACTTTTATTTTTTGGGTCAAAACTCATCAGTAAAAGTTCTAAAAGAATATTTGGTAGAATCAAAATAGTTTGTATCTTAGCACTTCATACTTAAAAAATAAACGATGAGAATCATTAAAGCACAACACCCCGACTGGCAAGCAACACCTTTTTTTATTTTAACCTCAGGACAATACGAACATATTATGCGTGGTTATGAGGATTTTCAAAACTTAGATGATGTTATTGACTACCTATGTTCATTTGAGTGTGAAAATACTGATTTCATAACAACTGTAGATGACCAAATTGTTTTCAAGGAAATGACAGAAAATAGACAAATTGAATTTTGGTTTGATCAGAATTAATCCCTATCTTAGCACCTCACAATTAAAACAAACATCATGGACTTTTTAATCACACCACTCACTCAAGAACAATACAACGAACTCAGTTCAATGAAATTGGAATCACCATCAATATATGCTAGTATAGTCAAATCCTTTCAGAAAGATGTTAGAGCATATCGTGATCACGGGATCTATGGTATCGGAGCTTTCTTTAGTAAGGATGTATATGACTTAGCTCGTTACTACGAATACATCGTTCTCAAAAAACTCTTGGAGAAATCAAATTAACATCATATCTTAGCACACTAATAAATAAAAATAAAATGAAAAAAATCATGATGGTCGCAATCGTCCTAATTGCATCTTATGTTTCCAAAGCTCAAACAATTAGAGCAACATCATCTGCTGGTATCTCAATGTTAAGAGAGTCAACCTATGATGTAGGATATAGTCCAGTAACAATGGTTGGTTTAGAATTCAATGACAAATTCGGTTTGGAGTATGGTTATTCTTGGGGTCTCAACAATTCTCCACAACAATTGAATAACTATATCAATGGAACTTCAAGGAGTTATACTGCTGGTCATTTCACTCACATTACTGCTCTATACTGGAAGACAGAAAAAGATGAAGGGACTGGTGTAAATTTAGGGTTTGGTATATCCTCTACCAATTTCTATAAAGCTGAAGAAGGTGTTGTGATTGACAAATTGGTCCGACCTTATTTCAAAGTTGGTGTTGATCATTCATTCAACAATAATTGGTCAGGAACAATAAATGCAGGATTAGGAGAGTTAACAATGGTCACAGTTGGTTTAACAAAAAAATTATAAATTGTTCGTTGTTTTATAAATAAAATTGGTCTCAGAAATGAGACCTTTTTTTATTCCCAATATTTTGATAATTTATCTTTAGGTCTACCCTTTGGTGTTAATACCACGCCATGCTTCATTAGAACCCTCTGGAGGAACTGTTCGTGTAAATCCTGTGTAATGTCATAGCCAATAATTTCAAGGAATTTTAGGGTATTAGAATGGTCTCTGGTGAAGTTGAAGGATTTGAAGGCTATGTGACTAACTTCTTTGTTGTCCTTGGCTCTTTTTTCTCTGAATACTTTTCCCCTTTTTCTGGCTCTTTCACGATAATGTGCTTGGATCATTGCTCCATAAGCATTTTGACAAGGTCTGCACTTATAGTTCAGTCCATCCTTTGCATTCTTGTTGATAGAAAAATCCGAAAGAGGTTTTTCAATTTTACATTTACTACAAATTTTTGATTCCATTTTTATAAATACTATTCAGATCCCAAAAAGTTTTTTTATTTATTGAGAGTATTTGAACTGACAGGAAAAGGTTCAATGTCGCCCTGAAGGTATAATCGGCACGGAACGAGAATAAGGGTCTCACGGGTGGAATAATTCAAATAGAACTAAGACATACCTGATACGAAAGAGGTCAATAAGGATAAGTAAGATATGGGGGATTATAGGAACTGGTCTTACGAAACTTATTGGGTGTGGTTAAAATATAGGGAACTATAAGTGTGCTTAGTTGTCTCGTTGAAGAAGATTATTTATATTTTACAAATGAAAAAGAATATTATATCAATACAGGAAATTGAAAGAAATAATAGAGTAAAAGAATTAATGAGCAATAGAGTTGAAAGAAAAAAACAGCAGCCGTTAAAACTTACTCAAGAAGAAATGTTTGAAGTTAAAGCATTTATGAAAGAAGGTATTTCCAGATCAGAAGCTGTAAATTTAGTATTAGAAAAAAATAAGTTATTAAATGTTAAGACTAATGAAAGAACTCATTTGAATAACTGGAATACTGGTGGATTTATTACCGATACAAAATACAAGCAACCAATCAAACATAGGAAGTAATACAATATTTTTATATTTTACTTATATGGATAAGTTAAGATTATTACTCAACGAGAAATACAATATACCAGTTGGAGATTATTTTAAGTTGAAGGAAGAAGATAAAGATGCAATTAGTTCCATTATTGTGGAGCATTACCAACGAAATCTGCTTCAAGATCCAATGAATGTTTATTTATATTTAAAAATCTTAAGGCATCAAATTGATATGAGCATTCAAGATGAAGAATATGAAAGAGTAGACATCATGAATAGATGCAGAAATAAAGTAATGGATATGTTCCCAAGAATAGTAGATGAAGACATTTAATTTTATAATACAAGAAGTTTTCTACAAGCATTATGAAGTAACACTGGACCAGAACCAGTATGAAAAAATGATGATGAAAATTCAAGATGGAGATCTAACCTCAGAAGAATACATAATGGAATATTTGATGAATACTTCCAACGAAATCAAAGAATCAAAAGCAAAAGATTTTGTAATCAATCTAGTTCAAAAAGAAGAACTCACCAATCTAATTAAAAAAAGTAAGGAATTACCCTATGGAATTTTCAATTAGTTTTTATATTTAATTTAGGTATTGGTTGATTCTGCATAGTCATTCAAATTTTTTTTTACCAATACTCGTAAGCCCTGATAAAACTTATCAGGGTTTTTTTTATCCAAGATTATTTACTCCTACGGATAGGTATAGTATATTTATCAAAAAACTATGAAGAAGCTAACAAACCCTAGACAGATTGCAATCCTAAAAATTATTACAGAAGACATTGAAAAGACTGGTGACTTCACACCTTTAACCAATCAAGAGATCTATGAAAAGATGGATTTCAAAATATCACCTTTTTCAATTAGAGATCACATTATCAAAATGGCAAACAATGGATTCATTCAGAAGATAAACAACACATGGATCAATGATGTATATTATCCAAGAGTTATTTATAAAGGGAAAAATGAGTTGGCTAGATGAACTCATATTAACAAAGATTTTGAATAATATTTGGATTGAATCCAACTTTGACGAATTAAAAAAAATATGTAGATCAGTCAGCAGGCAAAATGATATTGACGATCTATTGCAAACCTGTGTTGAACAGTTCCTCCTCAACAAAAAAACAGCTGAGTTAAGCAGCAACCAAAAATTATATTTCTTTACAAGGATTGTTCATAACCAATATCATTCCAAAACCTCAAAATTTTATTATCATTTCAAAAGGAGTTACAATACCCTATATGATGAAACAGAAATAGTAGATGAGGATTACCAAGAACCAGAAGTGAATTTGGAATGGGTAATGAAACAACTAGATGAAATTAAACAAGGTAAGGATTGGTATTATGGTAGACTATTTGAATTATACATTGAACTTGGATGTTCAATTACAAAACTGTCAGAGAGGACAACAATCCCAATCAATAGCGTCTCAAGGGACATCAACAAAATTAGAAAAATACTAAACAAGAAAAGAAATGGGATGTGGTTGTAAAGGAGGATCTCAAGCTCCAAAATCAAAGATTAAGGTTATTAGACACGAAGATAACATAAATGAAATTATTGATCCTGAACCAATCAATTATACACAACAGGATATAAACAGAGCCAAAGCTTACTTCCAAATGGAAGATAAATCAGAAATGGAAAAAGAATGGTTTAGAGCATTTGTTCTATCACACCTCAAAGAATCAGTTCAAGGATATTGTGATGTAATCTGTAAGAAGAGAATAAATGCGAAGCTTGATAAACTACAACAAAGATTAACATAATGCAATTAGGAAGACCAAAAAAGAAACTGAGTGACTTACCAAATGGATGGGAACTTAGACTACTTGAGATGGGTAGGGAAGGTATGTTAGATGTTGATGCGAGAGTATATCTCGGAATATCAAAGGATACTTTTTATAGATTACTTGACGAAGAACCAAATTTTTCGGAAGCCGTCAATGCAATGAGGGAAGCATCACATACATGGTGGGCGTCAATACCAAGAAAAGGATTCAAAGATGGAACATCAAAGAACCTAAATTCAAACTTATATTCACTCGTAATGAGAAACAAGTTCGGTGATGAATGGAACACAGAAAAGAAAGTGGATATAACATCAGGAGGAGAGAAGATTGAAGGAACAAAGAAATACGAGATTGAAATAATCAAAAAAACAATTGAAGATAATGAGTGAGGAGAAACTAAAACTCAATCTAACATTTTTGCAGTATAGGTTTTTATACATGACCTTACTTGACAAATTGGAGTTCTTACAATCAGAGGAACAAACACCAGCAACAAAAGAATACTACCAAATAATCAAACAAGTCAAAGAACAACTTTGGAAAAAAATGGATGAATAATGAATACAAGTCCCAACATGGAAAGATGTGATCTACCCATCATCAAAGAAATGGTAGAGAAATACAATCTCAAAGGAGATATAATTGAGTTCGGAACTTTCACTTGTGAGTCAGCACTATTTCTGGCATCACAATTCCCTGATAAAAAGATTTATACAATAGATCATTTTCAAGGATTGGAAAAGACATCAAAGTCATTACCATCAAGTAGTGATTGGACCGAAGGAGCATTTGCTCTTGGTCACCCTGACTATCAAGCAGGACATATCCCAAAGAACATTGAGGAAGCAAAAGAGAAACTATCAAGAAGAGATAATATTGAATTGATCCTATCTGATGTTCATGATTTAACTCACCCCAACGATTATGGTATTGGTAAGTTAGCAGCAGCAAATGTTGATGTTGATATCTATGAACCAACAGTATCATCATTGGAGTTCCTAACCAAATGTGAGTGGAATGAAATCTTTATTAGGTTTGATGACTGGCATGGTAATGAAGTGGAATATGATGAACACGAAAGACTGGCGTTCATTGAATGGATTGAGAAGTATAATTACCAATACGAAATAACTCATGGGGGTTATATTGGAGGATCATTTGTAAAACGATAATATGAATATAGATTTAAGATTAGGAGATTGCCTTGAGGTATTAAAAACAATACCAGATAACTCAGTTGATTCAGTTGTAACAGATCCCCCTTATGGAATTGGATTTATGAATAAGGAGTGGGACAATCCACAGAAACATCAAGAACTAATTGAGAGAGAAAAGAATAGAAGTGAAGAAAGATTTGCTGATGGTAAAAGTCCTGTTAAAGGTGGGTTCTCAAAAGGAGTTCAACCAGGTCTTCCAATAGGAGGAGCTAAGGAAGGTAAATGGTTTCAGGATTGGTGTGAGTTATGGGCTCGTGAATGTTTTAGAATACTAAAACCAGGAGGACACGCATTATCATTTTCAGCACCACGAACTTACCACAGAATGGCAACAGCATTTGAGGATAGTGGTTTCCAAATTAGAGATCAGATTATGTGGGTATTTGGATCAGGGTTTCCTAAATCACATAACATCGGTAAAGCGATAGATAAGATTGCTGGTAGAGTTGATATGAGTTGTGATGAAGTAAAATTAAAACTTAAAGGACTTTATGATAAGAGTGGAAAATCATTATCAAAGATAAGTGAAGAGTGTGGATTTAATGCTTCAGGATATATTAAAACAGAAAGCAATAAACCTGACCCATGGACGACAACATTACCAACAGTAGAAAAATGGAAAGTAATTAGTAAGGTAATCAACGCAACAGAAGAAGAAAAAGATGAAATATCAAATCTATTACAATCAGCAGAGAGAGAAGTAATTGGAACAAAGAGTTCAGGATTGTTTAATGGAGGTGAAGGTAATTCTGTTGGTGGAACAATAGTAGCAGAGGTTGATATTACAATTGCTAATATTGAAGAAGCGAAAGAGTGGGAAGGTTGGGGAACAGCACTCAAACCAGCACACGAACCAATAGTGATGGCACGAAAACCATTAAGTGAAAAGTCCATCGCAGAGAATGTATTGAAACACGGAACAGGTGGAATAAATATTGATGGTTCAAGGATTGAAATGAAAGACAAAGAGAACATCAACTTTGATAGACCAAGAGTTAGAAAAGACCAGAAAGAATATTTTGGAAATCATTTACCCGATGGTTATTTTAAGAACGAAGATTTCAAAGAGTATAATGAGTCAGGTAGATTTCCAGCAAACATAATCTTTGATGAAGAGGCGGGACAACTATTGGACGAACAGAGTGGAACATTGAAAGGTGGAGCCAGTCGTTTCTTCTATTGTCCCAAGGCAGCAAAGAAAGATAGAAACGAGGGTATGCCAGAGGAAGTAGGTGTATTTCATCAAAGACCAAGAAGAGAAGATGGAACAATAATATACAAAGAAAAGAACCCTGAAGAATGGGCTGAAGCGATGAGTAAATTACCTCGTAAAGATAAGACATCTAAAGCGGCAGCAGAAGAAAAACTACAGGACAATACTAACGGATTAAAGAACAATCACCCCACAGTCAAACCTACAGACCTAATGAGATATCTAATCAATCTCATTACCCCACCAAATGGAGTAGTATTAGACCCGTTTATGGGTAGTGGTTCAACAGGTAAAGCGGCTGTTAGATGTGGGGTCAATTTCATCGGTATTGAAAAAGAACAGGAGTATATGGATATTGCGAAAGCGAGAATAGAACACGAAAAGAATAAACCGGTTCAAGGTAAATTATTATAATGCCAAAATCACAAAAGAGAGGTGGGGAGAAAGCCCACAGAAGAAGAGTCAAAGCACGAAACGAAAGACTGAGAGGTGCTGCAAAAAGATATACAGATCTATTCAACCAAAAACTAAAAGAAGCATTAGAAAAGAAACAGAATGAAAATACAGACAACGGAGGTATTTCAATTACTACAGGAAACCAATAAGCGTGTTTGTGTATTTCAAGGATCGTCAAGAGCAGGTAAGACTTATAACATCATCTTATGGTTGGTTATAGATCTATTGAATAAAGAGAATAAGGTATATTCAATAATTAGAAAAACACTACCAGCACTCAAAGGATCGGTCCTCAGGGATCTAAAAGAGATCTTACTGATGTTGGATCTTTATGATGATTCCAAGTGGCACTCTGTTGATGGTTATTATGAACTTGGATCAAATATTATTGAATGGTTCTCCGTAGATGATGAAACAAAATTACGAGGAAGAAAGAGAGACATAGGATTTGTCAATGAGGCAACAGAGATAACCTATGATGAGTATGTTCAATTATCACTGAGAACTGGTGAAAGAATGATATTGGATTTCAACCCCTCACTATGGCAGTCATGGTTATATGATTTGGAAAGTGATCCTGATTGTCTATACAAGATTGTGACTTATAAGGACAACCCCTTCCTACCAAAACTACAGGTAGAAGAGATTGAGAAACTAAAAGACAGAGATCCAAATTTATGGAGAGTATTCGGTCTTGGTCTTAAAGGTATTCCAACAAGAGTTGTTTTCTCACACCAAAAAGAATATACTGAACTACCACCATCAGCAAAGAAACTTGGGTATTCAGTAGACTTCGGGTATAATGACCCTACGACTTTAATAGAGGTCCATAAAGACAACGAATCAATTTATGTGAAGGAATTACTATATCTTAGAAACACGACCATAAATGACCTTATTTACAAGATTAAGGACCTTAACATAAATCTCAAAGATGATTTCATTTGTGATTCAGCAAATCCACAGGGTATAGCAGAGATGGTAAGAGCTGGCATAAATGCAAAGCCAGTCAAGAAAGATACAATACTAGCAGGTATAGATCAGATCAAAAGAAACAATCTTTTTGTTCATAGAGATTCAGAACATATATGGGAAGAACTAAATTCTTATGTATGGAAACAAGATAAAAATGGTAACAACCTTGACGAACCTGAAGACAAGAATAACCACCTAATAGATCCCCTAAGATATATTATGACCATGAAGTCCATGAGGAATACTGGCATATACATTTTATAAAATGGGTCTTACAATAAAATAATATTTATAGATATATGGAAAGTAGAATTGAGTTTAACGGAAGAACAATCAATGTAAAAGAACCAACAATTTCTGATTGGTCCAAAGTAATGAAGTATAAAGATCTCCTTGATGAAGAAGAGTTATACTACAAGATGCTTGAGGAGTTCACAGGTATGGAGAAAGATGAAATACTAAAACAAGATGCTGCAACCATCATAAGACTTGGAGATGTTGTTCAGAATATTCTGATGTATGAGAACAAAAAATTATACAAAGAGATTGAACATAATGGTATGACTTATGAACTAATGGATGTGAATAACATTTCATTTGGTCAATATGTGGACCTTGATACATTCCTGAGAAAAGACGAGAAGTATAGAACTCAACACCTGAATGAACTAGCAGCTTATATGTATGTTGAGAAGGGAACAAAATATGCTGACTCAGATTTCAAAAAGAGAATTGAGGCGATGAAGGATTTACCGATCAAGTATATCAATTCAGCGCTTTTTTTTTTATTGAATATAGCCGAGGCGTCTCAAAGTCTTACCCAGCTTTATTCCAAGAACAAATTGATGGTGAAGCTGCTCAAGATAAGAATAGTTTTTATGGTCATTACGGATGGTATCATGCAATTTCACAACTCGCCGAAAACAAAGTATGGCAAATTGATAATGTGGTTAATCTCACCCTTATCAGTGCCCTTAATCACCTTAGCTACCTTGTGGATCTTAATAAAGAGAAGGAGAGAGAAATCAAAAAGCAACAACAGCAAATAAAGAATAGATGAGCTTAATTACATCAGGTTTAACAATACAGATTGACTTCACCAATACATCATCGTTGATAATCGGTGGTGGATCAGGGGTTGCAATTCTAAAGGCTACAAACTTAGCCAACCCATCACTTTATTTTAGTGGGATCACAGGACAACTAGTCCAATCTGATGCTCAAGGATTTCAGAACCCTGTAACCTTACAATATTCAGGTATATCTGTATCACAAGCTGGTGTCGGTTTAACAAACCAATTGGGTGATTACGGAACTTATACAGATTATACAACATGGTTCATGTATAATCTTACTGGTGGAACTTATGTCCCATTCTACAACTCAGACAATCCCTCAAACTATTTGGGTCAAACAAATGGAGTAAGATGGTTTCAGATTGACACATTCAATCCTTTCAATGTAACACCTGATGGACTTAGAACATATACATTTTATTCTGATAATAGTTCATGTAGTCCTGAGCCTGGTTATAGTGGAGTAACAAATCAATGGGTAATAGGATCAACAAGAGTATATCAATCAGGAACAAGTGCTGTAACAGAGGTATGGATCAATGGTGTATTGACTGGTCAAACAATTCAGACACAAACACTTAGAACATTTACAGATCCGATATTCCAATATCAAGCAACCAATAGTGGAGTAGCAGCCACAGAGTTCTTATTCTATGATCGTAGGTTATCAGATGCTGAGATGTCCACAACCTACAATTATTTCTATAACAAATATTTCCAAGCTCCTGTTGTGGTAACTCCAACACCCACGACAACTAGCACCCCAACAGTTACACCAACGCCATCATCGTCCCCAATTTCTAGTCCGACACCAACAGCAACTCCGACAGTAACACCCACGATCTCCGTTACACCATCCAATACTCCAACCCCAAGTGTAACTCCATCAATATCAGCATCAGCTGTTCCACAAGTGAATATAAACTTTAAGACAATTGCTGATGATTTCAAATCAATGTCCAATTATCACAAACAGATCAATTCATTTGGATTGGGTAATATTGACGGGATAAGTTATTACACAACAAGTAGAGAGGGTGAGGACAATCCACATGCACAACCACCAATATTCCCATTACTATATGTTGTTCCATCTCAAGTAACGAATGACTTAAAATACAAGACATGGGATTTCAATACACTGGTAATGGACATCTCACAAAGAGATTTAGCCAATCAAACAGATACACTATCCGATACATTACAAATGCTTCAGGATATTATATCACAATTTAGATTATCCGTAACTCAATCAGAAGGTCTATACAACAACAAATACTATTTGGACACAGAGGTGAATTGTATTCCATTCATGGAAAAACAAGTGGATCTAACAAATGGTTGGAATGGTTTATTGTCACTCAAGACAATGACCCCACTCAATAGATGTGCTGCAGCATTCAACACTTGGACAGGGACAACAATTATTCATGATACAATCAATCTAAAAACATTCCATGATGATTTTAGAACACTATCAGAATTTCATAAGCAGATTAACTCATTTGGTTTTGGTGAAGAGAGTGATCTAAGTTTTTGGACCGAGATGAGAGATAAGACTGACAACACACATTTTAACTCTCCAATATTTCCACTTCTATATGTTATTCCTGGTGAGGTAATACAAAAGTTTGGGTTCATGGAATATACATTCACGATTATTGTGATGGATATTATTCAAAGGGATTTAGAAAATCAGATTGATGTATTATCAGATACCAATCAAATCATGGATGATATCATTTCACAATTCAGATTGTCGGTTAATGATTCACTAGGTAATTTCAATGCGAAATATTATCTACAAAATCCTGTAATATGTTCTCCGTTTATTGAGCAGTATTCAGATCTTACTGGTGGATGGACAGCAAAGATTGCAGTTCAAGTTATGAACTCCCTTGATAGATGTGATGCGGCGTTTAATTCGTGGTTGACCCCAACAGCAACAGCTACTCCTACGAACACTCCAACACCAAGTATTACACCATCGGAGACACCGACAAGCACACCAACAGAAACTCCTACTGCTACCCCAACTTGTCCTGTAACAACTCAATACCTTGAAGTAAAGTTGGAAGACAATACCAAGTTTAAACTTATACTTTGGAATCAACCGAACTTTACATCACCAGCAAATGCAAATTGTGATTACATCATTTCAGGATGTGCATATGGATCTCTCGGAACGGTTTATTGTGCAGCAGAAACAATAAACTCAGG